CTCGTTAATTTCATTATGTTTATAGAAGAATTAGCATCTCTGGTTCTAAATACGATTTTTTTGTTTTCGCAACTCACGCAGTTAGAACATACCAATAACCTAAATACTTTATTCCCTTCTTTATCTTTGTAATATTCCAAATCATTATTACAATCACAACATTTCTTACTTGTATTACATTCATTTATGGTAATTGTGTCATATTTTTTATGAATTAGTTTTCTTAATCCTTTATTCATAGTCGGCATAAAATGTTTCATTTGCGTTGATCTACTCCAATTTCCATAACCAATTAGGATATTTTCTCCAAAGGTTTCTTTAATTTTATTCAAAAATGTATCTATGGATTTTTTACCATAACTATATTGTCTGAATTTCATTTTTCTCCATGTTTCTCTTTTGTAAAATTCTATAGTTTCTTTGTTTAATTTATTCTTTTCTACCAGATAAACTTTGAATTTTTCATAATCAACTGATTTACTATTTTGAAAGGATAATTCGGTTTCTTTTTGGATAATTCCATTTCTTTTTTTTTCAACTAATATTATTCGCTGGTTTGTTTTTGATTTACTTTCTCGTTTTCTTTGTGGTGCTGTATATTGTAATTTATTTCCATTTTTATCCATCATATATACCAAACTGCGTTTTCCAGGGTCGCAACCTACTATATTTCTATCTTTCAAAGTTTTTAATTGTTCTTTGGATAAATCTTCTATAGTATGAAATTCTTGGTCTTGTAAGATAGGCACTCTTGAACCCCATTTTTTATCTTTCAAATCTTTTCTAATAAATAATAGACAACAGGATACTCCGTCAGTTTGAATTTGATTATGAAACTGGTAATGTTTATTTTTGAATATTTTATTTTTCATATCTAAAAAGTTACACCATATTTCATTTTGATTATCTTTTACATTACTTAATAATTCACCTTTTTTGACCTTTTTTCCTTCTTTATCTTTTTCAGGACAAAACAAATTAATTAAACTTGCTGTATCTAAAATAATATGTTTTGGAATAATATTATTTCTTAAGGGTAAAGGTTGGAACAATTTACTTTCTTGTTTTTCCAATACAGAATTCATATACAACATTCCTTTCAAATACTCAAAAGGTCTAACTTTAATGTCATAATGAATTGTTTTTTTAATGTCTATTGGTAAAATATTTGTAAGATGAGTTGTTTTCCATTCATTAAATTTTTCGTCAGTTTCTTTTAGTTCCATAACATTCTTTTTGAATTGAAATAATATTGATTTATCTTCAGTAATTTCATTTGTAGTTTTATTGATAAATCGTAGAAAGTGTTGTATAAATCGTTCTTGTGTATTATTTGATAAAGAAGTATGAATTTGTGTTGATAAATAAGGTAATAAAAAACTTGTATTTTTCAAATTAGTTTTTGAATGATTTAGTAAAGGTTGGTATTCGGTTTTGTAAAAACTATCTAATTTTTCCAAAAGGTCAGTATATTTTCCTTTCTTACCTCTATTATCTCTTGAACCTAATGTTTTGATACAATAAAGAATGAATGTTTCATCTAAATCAGGTAAAGGAAGATTTTTGGTATATTGATGTAAAATATACAACCGAATAAATTGATATGTATGAATAACCAAGTCGTTCATTTCAAAAACCAAGTGGTTAATAACTGGTTGTATTGTTTCACGATTTAACAAAATAGTTTTCAAAGGAATTTTGAAAGTCTTGTATGCGGACTTTTCATTATTCCTAAATTCTTGGAAATCAGTCTTTTTCTTTTTTCCCATTCTATATATTTACTAAAGATTTTATATTTATATATTTACACGCATAAATATATAAATTACTAAAGTTCTGGATTTTTATCTTGTTTTTCTTTTTTTTTTAAATATGCCCTTCTGGCATATTCTTTTTTCTTTTCTGGTGTTAATGAATTCTTATATTCTTTTGTTTTTTGTATAATGTCTTCTTTATGACTTTCATAATAATTTTTATGACGAACTGGTGCTGTATATTTTTTTAATTTTTCCTTTAGTTCTTTATTTTCTTGTTCTAATAATTTAATTTTTTCTTGTAAATTTGGTTCATCCATTTACTTTACTATATAAAATATTTTTATATTAATTTATTAAATTTTCTATAGATGAAAACATAATATTATATGTTTTTATAATTTCTATTTTTTCGTTTTCTGTTAAATCTTCTAATTGTGTAAGTTGTATATCTGTTAATGGTCTATAATTTTTTATATCGTCTTTCATAATTGAAATATTTGTTATATCTATACTTTTTCTCGTATGACTAAAAAATTTTTCATTAAATTCTTGAGTTAATCTTAATGTATCAGTTCGGTCTGGATTGGTCTGGATTGGTCTGGATTGGTCTGGATTGGTCTGGATTGGTCTGGATTGGTCTGGATTGGTCTGGATTATCTTTATATCCATTCATTTTATATATTATAATAATTTATTTTTATATTATTATAATTTCATTCATTATGATTTGATATTATATGTTGTTACAGACCCTATATTTTTTAAAAATACATTTTCCTTTTTTGTAAATTCTATATCTATTCCAAAATCTACATATTCTATTTGCTCGTATATATGATGACTAATTTGAATTGCGTCTTCCTCTGCTGTACATTGTAACCTACTTGCTACATTTACAGCATTTCCTACTACACATAATCGTGGTATTTCATTACCTAATATTCCTATATTTACTGAACCCATATTAATTCCAATACGAATACATAGTGGTATTTTGTCTGGTGTTGTTATTGTTTTGATTTCCTTTATAAAATCTAATCCTAATAAAATAATTTCTTTTATTACATCTTTATGATTTAATTCATTTCTAAAAATATCACCAACGACCATATAAGCATCGCCAATCGTTTCTATTTTCTGTAAATATTTATATTTCTTTATAATAGTATCAAAATGATTATAAATAGTATCTAATAATTTGAAAATAATATCACCATTATATTTTTTCGCCAATTCAGTATAATTTACAATATCCATAAATAAAATACAAATAAAATTAAATTCTTTATTAGCACCAGCACCAGCACCAGCACCAGCACCAGCACCAGCACCAGCACCAGCACCAGCACCAGATGTTATATAATCTCTATCTAAATCAAAAGGTAAAATCTTTTTCAACAATTCCAATTTTAGTTTATCATTTGTTAATGGTATTTTATCCACGAATTTTTTTCTACAATAATTTATTAAATTTTTACAAAAAATTGTTAAATTTTGATTATCTATTTCAAAATCTTTTATAGATTTTATCATATGAGAAACAAAATTTATGCTTTGTAAATCCATATTTTCACGAACTATTATTTCTTGTTCGTTATAATTTGAAATAACCACATTACATATAAATTTACATAATGTATCAGCAATATTATAAAACGCATGAATAATTATTGGATTAAATATTTCTGTAATTTCTAATATATTGATTAACATAAAAATCATCCATATTAAAATAAATAAATTTGTAAAAGGTAATTGATTATATTTATAAAGAGTTTTCAAAAAAAGAATTTCTGGTATAGAAAATACGATGGTAGAAATAATATATAGTGAACTATTTTTGAAAGGAATTATAAAAATATGAGGAATAATACAAATAAGATGATAATGTATATTAATATTTTGTAGAGTTATATCATTTGTTTTACAATACATTTTTAACATAAGTGGTGTAGTAAACACCCACATAATACCACGACTTATTTCATATTCTACTATTAACATATTTTTATGAATAATAATGTCAAAAATATGTTTCAAGTAAATAAACATTAATCCAATAGAATATCTATCATTTATATTTGAAATAAATATTGTATATGTTAATTTGTAAGAATATAATAATAACATAAAATAACTTGTTGTAGTTAATAAAAAATATAATCCTTCATTATTAGAAATTACATCATAATTATTATTAGTAATTACATAGGGTAAATATATTTGTTTGAAAATTACATCTATGTTATAATATAATACCACATAGCATAATAACGAAATCATTTATTAATAAATAATAATATATTTTTAAATTAATTATATTTTATATTTTTATATTGTATATGCCTACGCAAAAGAGTATTGACTACAAAGAAACTGCTGTAAATTATTATTTGGTTGAAGATAAAACACAAGAAGAAGTTTGTCAGATTTTCAATTGTTCCAGAAGAAGTTTAATGCGTTGGGTTAAAAAATATCAAAATGAAGGTAAAATTACTGGATATGAAAGAACTCCAAAGGCATATAAAGTTAGTAAAGAACATGTTTCTTTTTTATTGGAACAAATAAAGAATAACAAAACAATTACTATAGAAGATTTACTTTATTTATTGGAAAATAAATTTCCTGATTTACATTTGAATAAATCACACATTCATAGAATTATTAATGATAATAATATTACTTTGAAAATGACAAGAATAAGGCACGAACCAGTAAAGCGTTTTGGTAAGGATATTGATATAAATAATAACTTGAAGGAATTTTATGAAAAAGTTAAAAAGTATAAAATAGAAGATATAATTTGTATTGATGAAACAAGTATAAAATCATTACAAAAACGAAATCACTGCTATAGTCAAAAAGGAAAAAGATGTGTTATAAAAACACAATCACAAGAAGTATTCAAGAAATACACTGGTGTATTTGCTATTTCGGTTGATGGAATGGTTGGTTGGGATTTATATGAAAAAAGTGGAATAAACGCAGATAGAATGGTAGAGTTTTTAGAAGCAAATGTAACAAATAAATTCAAGAATAAATTAATTATTTTGGATAATGCGAGTAGTCATAGAAATCCAAAAGTAAAAGAAATCATAAATAAAGAAAACCATTTATTATATGCTGTTCCATATCAACATTTTACAAATTCTATAGAAAATTACTTTAGTATGTTGAAATCCAGATTACAAAAATTAGATGGATTAACTCATAGTGCCTTAAAGGAAAATATAACAAAAGTAATAAGAGAAATACCGAAAGAAAAATACAGAAATATAATTAAAGGAACATATGAAAGACCAGAAAAATATGTATCCAAGAAAAACAAGACACGAAAAATCAAGAAGAATTATTTATAAGTTCTCATATCACTTCGTAGTAAATGGGCGTTTTAAATGAGAAAAGGTGTAAAAATTTAATTAAAACAAATAGCAATATTTATAACATTAAAGATATTGATATAGATAATTATAAATTAAAAGGTGGATTTATAGCAGATGTTATAAGTTTTAAAATTACAACAAATGATAATAAAATATATTCAAAAATATTAAAGTATGAAAATGATCAAGAAAATAATTTGTCTAATATGGCAAAAAAATTACAGTTGTATGAACGCGAATATTATTTTTATGAAACTGTATCAAAATCTGTTAATATAAATATTCCAAAATTTTATAATTTAATTGTTGATGAAAATAATAATAATATTGGTATTATTTTAGAAAATTTATTAGATAAAAATTATAAAATAAATTTGGATTTAAATATTGAAAATATAGATGTATCATTAAAAATTGTAGATAAAATGGCACAAATGCATAGTACATTTTGGAATAAAAATTTGAAAAAAAAATTTCCTCAATTAAAAACTAGTAAAGATACTATATTTTGTCCCTTTTTTAAAAATTTTATTGATGAAAGATATGAATTATTCAAAGAAAAATGGTTTAAAATTTTAAATACAAATCAAATACAATTATGTGAAGAGATTTTTAAAAATTTTTCTAATATTCAACAAGAAATTTCTAATGGAAATAATCTTACATTTATTCATGGAGATATAAAATCTCCAAATATTTTTTATGATGTAGAAAATGGTTATGAACCTTGTTTTATAGATTGGCAACATTGTGCTATAGGTAAAGGTGTACAAGATTTAATATTTTTTATTATAGAAAGTTTTGAAATTACAAATATAAAATTAATATTTAACATAACAAAAAATTATTATTATAAAAAAATAATAGAATATGGAGTTACTAATTATTCATTTGAAGAATATGAAAATGACATTTATAATGCAATTTGTTACATTCCATTTTTTACAAGTGTCTGGTTTGGAACAATTTCACAAGATGAATTAATTGATAAAAATTTTCCATTTTTTTTAATTAGTAAATTATTTTATTTACTTGAATACATCCAATTAAAATAAAATATAAATATATAATTTTTTATTTATTATATAAATAAAAAATTTCTTATAAACAAATATTTTTATAAACAAATATTTTTATAAAATATTTCTATATTATCATTAAATCCATCAAATATAAAACAAAGTAAATCATTTACTTCAGTAATTTCTATTGTAACATTAATTTTTGTCCAAGTATTCGCTAAAATATCAGGTGTTTTATAAAATTTTTCTTGTGGTTTATGTATTTTAATAAAATCATAATTTATTATATTTTTATTACTATATATTTCAAAAGATAAATTATATAAACCTGTATTGTTAAATTCATAACCAAACCATGCCCACCAACAAGGTTCAATTATATTTTTATTAAATACAATAACATTATCACGTATTATTATTTTTGAATTATCATTAGGAATATGTTTAATATTTTTAATATTTTCAATATTTTCTATAAATGAATTATTTTTTATTAATATTTCATTGTATTTTTTAAAACAAATGTTCTTATATATTATTTCTATGTTATCATTAAATTCATCAAATATAAAACAAAGGAAATCATTTACTTCAGTAATTTCTATTGTAACATTAATTTTCGTCCAAGTATTCGCTAAAATATCAAGTGTTTTATAAAATTTATCTTGTGGTTTATGTATTTTAATAAAATCATAATTTATTATATTTTTATTACTATATATTTCAAAAGATAAATTATATAAACCTGTGGTTTCAAATTCATAACCAAACCATGCATGATGGCATGTATGATTTACATTTTTTTTAAATTCAATAATATCATTTTGTATTATTATTTGTGAAGTATTATTAATTGATTCATATGCAATATTTTCTGAAAATAAATATTTATTAATTATTAACTCTTTATTATAAAAAAAACGTAATTTAAAAAATGAAAGATTAGCTACATCACAATGTTTTTCATTACATATATAGTTGACATTAAAAGATTTCTCAAATGTATTTTTAAGAAGATGCATCATTGTATGAGATTTATCAGTATTTAATTTATTTTTTATTATATTTATCATTTGTTTTAAGTAATTTATAGGAAATATAAATAAATTATCATCACACATACCTTCTTCGTTTAACATGGAAACTATATTTAATTTATTTAGATCCAAATTTTCATTAGTTAAATTTTTTACTATATAAATATCAAATCTTGTAAGTAAAACTGTATCATAATTTTTTTTAGATTCATTTATATATTGCAATAATAACTCTAATACTATTAATTTTTTTTCATGCATTCCTATTTCTATACAATGACGCACAGGTGAATAAGTATTTATCAAATCATTATACAATGGTGATATATCTGTACATAAAAAAGTATCTATATTATAATCTTTTTCAAAATAATTATATATTTTTGTTTTTATATTTTTAACATAACATTTATAATTGACAGTTTTATGAACTCCTGAAAAATGTGGAAAATTTTCATAATAATGTAATCCAAAAAAACAAATGGCCATATTTTTTTTCATTTTATATATAATAAAGAAAATATAATGAAAAATATAATAAAAAAAAAAAAATTAAATAATTATATAATATTATGTTCTAAATATAAAATAATTAAAAATACACGTTCATCTAATTAATATTTAAAATTTATAATTAATTTATATTTGGATTATTTATTTGATTATCTATTGGATTATCTATTGGATTATGGTATTGATAAACTTTCTCCCTTAGACACTTGTAATGTTCATATCGTTCCTTTGATAATTCTGATTCATATACTTTACAATTACCTGTTGCTATTTTTTCTGTTTTCTTCTTATCTATTTGTGAAGAAGGATCAGTTTGAATAATTGTATTATATATTTTTATAGTTTTCCAGCCTTCTAATACTTTTTCAAATATAAAAATTACTTCTTCTCCTGAGATATCACGTTTTACAGTTCGTTTTTTCTCTCTTCTTTCTTTTTTCATTAGTATAAAATCATTTTTATATTTGTTATCCATTTTATAGATATCAAATATATTTTTATATATGTGTTTCCTTAAATTGCTTTAATAAATTTAAATAATATTCATATCTTTCTTTTGTTAGCTCTGATTCATAAATAATTTTTTTATCATTTGTCAAATTTCTTTTTATATTTTTAATCATATCAATTGTAATATTATTTTGAATACCATTTTTATTTTTTTCTTCTATTAAATAGTCTAAAATTTGTGTAGGTTTCCATTTTTCTATATTTTTTTCAATAACAATTATAATATCATCTGCATTTATTTTTCTTTTTGATAAGTTTACTTGTTCTTGTGTTAAAGAAGTTATATCTTTTTTTTCCTCATTTCTGCATACAATTTCACCATTTTTAATTCTAGTGATTGTATGCCTTGGTAAATGAAGTGAATTTTGTATATCTATATTTTTATGTCCTTCTTTTATTAACCCCCTTACTTTTATAATAATTTCATCACTAACTCCTCCCTTTGAATCTCTAATAGAAACTGACATTTTTTTCTTTGTTTCTTCTGAAAATGTTTTTCCATAATTATGATTTCCTTCTCCTTTCATTTTTTCTGATTTATCTCTATAAATTTGTTTATTATGAATTTCTTTACAAATTTGTTGTTTCAAACTTTTTAATCTTAAAGTTTCTAAATAACCTTCTTTTCCTTTTTCATTTTGATTCAAATCAGTAAATACTTCTATTTCATGTTTCTCTCTATTACAAATTTTATACATTGTTTCTTTAATTGTTATATTATTTGTAGTCAAAAATGTTTCAAATGCTTCAGCTTGATTATATTTGACAATTAAATATGGTTTAACTAATTGTATAAATTTTAAACAATCATTTTTTTTATATAATTTTAACACATATTTTTCTACTTTACCAAATCCTAAATTTTTTTGAATATTATGTAATATTTTTGGGTGATTTTTTTGTGCTATAGATATATAAAAACTACAAAAATTATTTATATTTATATACATACAACCTTCTGCATCAAATAAACCAGAAATATATTCAATGTTTAATCTTGTTAAATATTTTTCATCTAAATCACAATTTTTATTTAAATTAGAACATTTTAAATATAATTCTTCTTTTTCTTCATATTTATTTGGTAAATTTGCTAGTTTATTAAATTCATACAAGTATTGATATTGATTTTCTTTAATTATAAAACTATTATGTAAATATTCTAATAATACTTGATATTCATTATTTCTTATTAATAAATTAAATTGGTTTCTAATATTATGTTTATGATAATATTCATTTTCTTCATCCATTAAATTTATAGTTTTATCATTTCTATTAGTTGATGATGTTATACTTCCTCCAAAATGGTAACGAATTATTTGCAAAATATTTGTTCTACATTGTGTTATTATAAAACCAGATTGATAACCATCCGTAATTTTTCTTATAAAAATACACCCATCACCATCTATAAATCCAGCAATATAAGATGGATGTGGAGGATTATATTTAAAATTATGTAAATGTTGTTGATTGTCTAATTCAATTATATCAGTTATTGTATATTATAACATATACACTTATCTTTATATTGTTTTCAATTTTAATATTATATTTTATGATAATATTAAATTTAATGGTGTAAAAAAATGATTTGTATAAAAAAATATGACACGATATATACTGCTTAATTGGAATAAGCTAAACCTCCCCAGTGTGCTTATTCCGACTCAAATATTTCTATTTAAGCTTGGACTATTCCTTAAGTCTTCATTGAAAGTTGCTAGCTTTCTCAGACCCACTCCATTATAGTCTCTGAACCTTCTCCATATGCTTGCTTTAGCGCATTTAGGAGCTTGGCTGCAGATTGTCCAATCCTTTTCGTTATCACTATGCCCTAGGTCATTACCCCGGGTATTCAACATGTTTTCACATATTGAAGTAGTAGAAAAGGCTATCAGGATGTTCCTGCAATTTAGAAATGTTGCCTCCGTCTGACTTGATAGTCAGAAAGAGACTAGCTGGTTATATAATGCGAAATTATAAACTTCGCATATCTGCTTTACACTGTTTACCCACATTAGAAAGCAAATATCTAATATGGCAGCCAACTGTTTGGGACAGAAGGTTAATACATTGTATTTCATTGTATATTGTAGCATAGACTTAATAATCCCAGACATAATTCTCAACACGTTATAATTTGTGGCATAAACGCGGACCTTGGCGGTCTTGGTACCTTCAACAGTAGCATTGGATAAAACAAGCTGTAGAGTTGCGTTATCAATTCTGGAGAAGTTACATGTTCCTGAAGGTTGGTGTTCCTCAGGTCTCAAGGCAAAACTGTAGACGTTAATACCCTCATCAGGATTACGGGTATGTGACTGGTAAGGCTGGACCCAAGAGAAGTAAGAACCTTCACGCTCAGAGAAACGATCCTGTCCGTTAAGCTGTAGCTTAGCAGTGACAACAGGGTTCTGTCCCCAACAGTGCATGTCCAAAGAAACTTCAGAAAGGACAAATGTACCGGCATCAGAGACACCAGAGTTATCCAAATGTGGTTCAGCGGCAGCAAGGGCAGCAGCAATATCAGCATTGACATTGAGTCCTGCATAAGTAGGGGTGGTTCCTCCAAGATTGGCTTCATAGTAAGGATTCTCTGGTCCGTTCCAGTATCCAGTGAAGTTGCTATCCATACTTTCAGGCATGTAGTCAAGAGCTCCAGCATCGTGGAAAAGACCACGAGCATCAATGTAAGCACGGGAGTCAGCGGCAATAGCAGATGGACCTCCGAAAGCGTGGATAGCATTTGGAAGAGCATCAATGGCATCAGTGTAGTTGAAAGGCTGAGCACCAAGGACCTTGAAAAGAAGAGCATCACAGGTCAAAGAAGAACAGTAATCAACATTCTGATCAGGCTGGACAACCCAGATAAGCTCCTTAACAGGATGGTTAAAGTTGAGCTTAATCTTGTTGGAAGAAGAACCGACAGATTCATCACCTGTGAATTGAAGCTGGCTAATCAAATATTCGTGAGGGTTCTGTGCCATTCTGCGACGTTCATCAGTATCTAAAAAGACGTAATCAACGTATAAAGAAGCAGCAACCAAAGATTGATTGTAAGCAATTGTGGCAGGGACAGGACGTCCAGCAACATATTGGCTTGAAGAAGTTAGAGGATGTCCAGAGTTGCAGTTAAGGGTGGTAACAGCCCATAGACATTCATCAATAGGACGAATATCAAGGTTGATCTTGACCTCGTGATACTGAAGAGCAATCAAAGGAAGGGCAAGACCTGGGTTGGTACAGAACCAAAACTGAAGAGGAATGTAAAGGGTTGTTTCTGGTAAAGCATTTCTTGGAGCACAAACTTGACGAGGAGCCAAGGAGTCACAAGGAGACTCAACATCAGAGAAAGATGGATCAGTGATGAATGTAAGCTGGGTTGTGTTACCGATCATCTTGAAGTATCCACGCTGTTGTTCAGAAGTCATGGTAAGCTGGTTCCAGATGTGCATCCAGTCACCATATTGACGGTCAATTCTCTGACCACCAATCTCAACCTCAACCTGAGCAATAAGCTGTTCACCAGGGAAATCTAACCAACGGGCATAAACACCAGTGTTTTCGCCGGCGGAATAGTTTCCAAGACCCATAAGCTGATTAATCTCTGGAAGTGTAACCTGGAGATATGTTCTGTATGCTAAATCACCATTTCTGGAGATAACACACTGGACACGACGACCGAAATCAGCCTGTCCGTTGAAAGTCTGTTCAATAGATTCAATGGCAAAGTTAGTGTATCTACGATACGTAACTTTCCAGAAAGTAATTTGCGGGTTACCTGTAAGGTAAACATCTTGTGCGCCGTAAGCGACTAATTGCATGAGGCCTCCACCCATATTATACTATTGCTAAAGAAAAAAAATTTTGAAATTTAAATTTAATTAAATTAATTAATTAAAAAATAATTAAATTAATATTTTTTTGAAATACGTGTATTTTATATATTATGATATCGTATTATATCATATGGTTATGATATGATTTTAGTTATATCTAAATTTGTTTTC